CTTTCTACGAATTTTCAATAGTTGATTCGCTAGTTTAACACTTTTAATCTCCCTAAGATCAATAGCATCTTCTATGTCTAGAGTTTGTTGGGCTAAAGCCGCTTGAATATTATTCTCAAGTAATTGCTTTTCTTCTTCGTCCGGCATTAGTTCGATAAATATACCAAAGTCATATAAGTGTAATTCACCCATCTCTTTTAACGTAGCAACATTATGAGCTCCTATTTGATGTATAAAAGCTTCTTTTGTTGGAGAGTATTCTATAATGTCAGATATTCTAAGTGATAAAGCCTCGCAAACTTCTGATGTTAAAAATAGTCCTGCTTGTAATATGTGTCTAGTTGCAGTGTTTGAATTAGCCGCTGCTAATTTCTGCACACCAACTAAAGAGTATTTATCAGGCGTACTACCGTCTCTAGCTTCGTTTAACCCGGTAGTATCTCTTATCATTTGTAGATAATAATTATATGTCTGTATTAAACTTTGCATTTTAGCACCACCATTTCCAGATTGTATTTCTTGAATAGGTATTTTACCCGGGTTCATATCTCCGTCAGCCGTTAACGATCTACCTATAATCGAACCAGTTTGGAAGTACATGTTTAAAGCTTCTTGTGGACTGTAGTTTGTTCCATTACCTAAATCAATTTCAGCTAAACCGTCAGCATCTAAATATATACCATCAGGTGTTAATCTAGACATTACTTGTTGTAGCTTAAGATGTGTCAATTGAATCATATCGGCGAAACCAGTTATTCTACCAACTAAAGACTCTATCTTACCATTGTACATTCTAGGAGCACATATAGCGTAGTTCATTTTTACTTTAGTAAAATCACTTTTCGGACGCATCATGTTTTGAGCTATCTCCCATTTAAGTAGTTTATCACTACCTAATATCATAGCTCCTTCAAATAAAACTTCAATACATCTTTTAAGAGCGCTATAATCACCTTCTTTATCAACTGGCGGGTTAAAGGTATCATCTTTTTCAATAGCCTTATCCCCTCCACTTTTTGTTTCTTTCATTTTATAAACCTCGTTCATATGAGTTTTATAATTAAAGTATAACACAGACACCTTATTGTTATCACCATCATAATCACTACCAAACCTGTAAACATTTTTATGACCACCACCTTGAGATATTATTTCCTCTAAGTTCTCGTGTGTTAGTTCTGGGAATTGTTTTACTAGTTCATTTATCGGTATTTCTTTTACTTCTCCAACGTAGTAAACATCTTCAAAGTAAGGAGAGTCTGTATATGAATAAACCATATTAGCCGGATCAACATACTCTACTTTAACCCCTTCGCTTTTATTGAAAGTTGTTTTCACAGCGCCTATACCTATAACAGTTAAATCGTAATAGAATTGTTTTTTTACTAACTCATATCTACTTCCCTCTAGCAACACGTTTATTGCTTGCTCTTCAGCTATCTCTACAGCTTGCTTATATGTTAATTGCATGTGCAAGTCTAACTCTTGCTCAGATCCTGGTATTTGAGATTTGTCATTCTCATTGATAGTTATACCTAGAGTCTCTTCAACTAACTCATTTAAATTCTTAGTTTGATAATCGCCTAATAAAGATTCCATATACTCCGTTCTCTTACTCACACCGTGCGGATCTTGTGAATAAGCTTTTATATCATACATTCTTTCTGCTATACCATTAACAACTATATCTACAAACTTAGGTATGATCGGAACTGGCTTCCAATCTAAATTAAGATAGGACAAATCACCATTTATAGATAACTCATCCTTATACTTTTGTGTAGGTTGCTCGCCTCTAGCATACAACCTTAGGTTATGAAAATTATTAGATGAGCTTAAGTATCTATTATTAACAGAACCGTTACTAAACCACTCGCTGGATATAGCCTTTCCAACTTCTAAACCGTACTCACCAGTCATCTTTTCTAGATCACTTACGACTTGACTTGGAAAACTACCTGTTACACCTGATTTTAACATATTTGTTATTTAATTATTTTAGACATATCGCCATCATTGCTATACTTGGACATGCTTATATTTAGTTTTTGTCTTTCTATTTTTGCATTTGGAGCATATAAATGTCTATTGCAAGCCATTATAGCTAAACCAGAACTAATCGCTGCGTCAAACTTTGTTCTGTTGTTTATATCAAACCTACTCCAATCGTTTAATGTGCGCGCGAAATACATGGTACCATAGTTACCATTTGTTTGCAATCCAACGTGGTTTTGTATATACATCTCAATAGCAGCAGCATGCGCTTGTTTTATATCTTCACTAGAGTTTGGTATTCCACCAACTTCTTTTTCTGCTACAGATAGTTTCTTCCAGGTTTTATCTGGACGGTTCATAGAGTAACCTCTATAACCTCTTCTTCTTAAATAATATAAAAGTCTAGGTTTATTATTTTCCGCTAATAATGGCATTCCGTAAAATACTAAGGACATTAACACATCTTCGAAAAACATTTCTGCCGTTGGCGGTCTTGCTACGTATTCTAAGAAAAAAGAACTAGATGGTGCCTCTTCCATCGAGAACTTTGTTAAACCGTGTAAAGCTCCATTTGACCCTCTTCCGTCTACTGTTCCTGATATATCATAAGAGTCACAACCAAAAGCTCCCATATGTTCATTCCCGGGATATCTTACTCCGTTCTTCAAAATACAATTATTCTGAAGATGTGGTGGTGGTGTCCAGCTTACTTTAAATCTACCTTGTGGATCTGGATAAAATATAACCTTTGAATCTTTAACTCCGTTTACCCATTGAAAGTTTCCAGTTGATAGTACCGCTGAACTTCCTATCCCTTCATTATAATCTATTTGTTCGTATATCTTAACTAAATTAAATATACTTCCTTTAGCCTCATCTCTAAATGCGTGCTCGGTTGTTCTTGGAAATTGACGGTAAAACTCATTTAAAGCATCATGATCACTTTTTAGACCATCTGCTTCATTTTGCCAATTATCTATTACACCTACATCTATTAATTCACCGTCTGGTGAGAATCTGTCGATATCAGGAGTAGTAAAGACTGGAACTCCATACTCATCAATAAATCCTTCGTAGTTCCATTCCATTGGGATAAAAAGAGAGTATAGTCCAGACTTTGTCTGACCATTTCTATTTCTTTTCGCGACATCTGAGGCATCATATAGTTTTTTAAAGTTTTCTCCACCCTTATCTAAAGCGTTTGAGGTTGATCCCATCATACATTTACCAATAATCCTACTACCTAATCGTAAACATGTTTTTGTAACCCTCCAGTTATTTAAAATATTATCGGGTCTTTCCCACTTGCCACTTTCATCATGTACTAATAGATTTAGTTTCTCACCATCATAACTGTTATCTCCAGTGTTCTTCCAATCTATGGTTGTATCTAAACCTTTTATTTCTTCAAGCTTCTCGTTCAATTGTATTTTCTTTCTCGTAAACTTACTAGCAGGTACTCTGTAAGCAAGTTCGGATTTTGGACGATCCATACCGTCTTGGACAGGTTTGAAAAAGAATGGATAGTTTATACTAATCGGTACAACTTTATCAGTAAACATTTTTTTAGCATCAGCTCCTGATTTGGATAGTATACCATATCTACTATCACTTGCGAGAGTGGCTAAATTAACTGCTTCTGCTGAAGACATAAAAGAAAATCCAGAACGTCTATTTTTAAGGTAGCATATGCCATAACATCTTTTGTCTGCTTTACAGGCCTCCCAAAATATATAGAACAATCTATTGGCTTCTCTAAAATCTGGAGCCCCAACGTCAATCTTACTCCATTGTAAGTACATGTAGTGCGTACCAGTTATCCAAGTTGGCTTGCCATTGTTTACGAACCAGAAACCCTCCTCTCTCCGCTTGAACTCCTCGTCTATGTAATCAAACCACTGTTCTTTTTGCTCGTCTGGGTAACTTCTCCAATCAAAAATATTCCTAATATTCTTTAGTTCGTTAGGATACTCCGCTTTAATCCACTTATTTTTCTTATGTTTAAATACTTCTTTAGGTGGTTTTGGTAAAGCTATCTGAAGGTTTTGTATTTCAAGAATTTCACCAATTTGTCCGGTTTTTGATAACACAATAATATCATGTTCTTTATCATACCCGTACTTCCATTTCTTGCCTTTATTAAGTCTACTGATAGTAGTCTTCTTAATAGGTTCAACTATCTTATATAAGGTTTGCTTGTACATTATTTAGATCTTCCTTCTGCAAATCCTTTAAATACTCTTTCTTCCTTTTCTTCAGGCGTTTTACCTTCCAAAATGTTCTCTTCTTCTTGAATTCTATTAAGTATTTCAAATGCGTCAAATATAGCTAATTTTTTAGTGGCTGCGGCATTCTTAAGTCTGTCTGCTGATATGTCATCATCTGAATCTACAATTGGTTCTTTAGCGACTTTAATCAGTTCTTCAACTGCTACTTGCCCAGCTTGGATTATATTCCTCTTCGTCTCCTTGGTATTCATATTTGGTTGTAATAAAATTAGATAAAATTCGATATAGTCTCTCGCCGTCAACGATAAACTCATATTCACTACTTGGTCTAAAACCAACTAGATCTCCAACCTTAACTGTATCGTCAGAGTATTTAACGATACCTTGTAAAGGTTTTTCAGATTCAGTATTAAACTGATCCGTAGCTTTTAAAGGTATTACGAAGCAATATCCTTTTGGTGCTATCCATTTGTCTTTTCTTTTATATAAAAAGATTTGATCAGGGTTTACTAAATAAGTTGATTCGTTAAAGTAACTTCTACTATTTTTTTCGATACCCTTTATATTATGCCATCTACGAAATACGTTGTGATGCACTATAATTGTGTCTCCTGGTTTTATATCCGTATCACCAACTATAGGCGTTGATATAACCTCTGCTTCTCTATTGATATATTGATAGTTGAAAATCTCAGTATTGAGGATTAACTCTCCACCATCTAGCTTTTTAGTATTATTGTATCTTTCTCCTTTCGGTTTTATAACAAAATCATATACACTCTTCATTATAAGTATACTTTTTGCAAAGCATGATCCCTATAATTTAACAGCAGCTCCTCATCTTTGTTTATATCTTTCTCTGCTACCATCACAACATTGCTATTTGCTAAGTAGTAGAACATAGTATTGTTAATATCAGAGTGATTTGTATACCGACCTAAAAAAGTTTTGTTCATACTATCTACGCTTCCAAGACCGATAACTTCATGTTTATATATATCTTTTTTAGCAAAAACACCATAACTATGTATACTAGATTCTTTTCTATAATAACTATCTGTTTTAACATCTATGACATTTAGAGAGTCAGTAATGATATCCATCTGTTTTTGATCTACCCCAAGGTCAATCAACATTTTCGTATACCCAAACATTAATATTCGAGATTATACTCTACAGATACCGCCATGTTCTTGTTAAAGTCTTTCCACGGTAGTACATCATTTTTCTTTTTTATATAGATAGAGAACTTTGTAGTTTCTTCTATGATATCGCAGATAGTATGACCACCATACACTTCTTGCCCTACGGCATAGTGCATAGCATCATTCTTATAATCTTTACCTATAGTGATTTTTCTAATTAGTCTGTCCATTTGTTGGGTAGTTTATAGAACCGCTATTTATATCGATATCATCAGTACCGTACTCTGTTTTTAGTTCCTCTTGTAGTAAGGTTAATTTATCTTGTCTTCCTGCTAACTCGTGAAGATAACTGTGGTTTGTAGCGGCTAATCTACCTAATTCTAGGTAAACCTTATTTATATCCCCAACAATTTCTTGCATTTTATTTAAATGCTTTTCATTTACTTTGTCGGGTCTAACACCCGTTAATTCTTTAATCTTAGCAGTTGTACCGCTTTTCTTTTTTGTTTTTGTTGCCATTTTTTATTTAATTTAAGTTAATTTAATTATTTGTTTTATGAAATATATTGCTGTGCCCATTCTACTAAAAGTGCTCTTTCCTCGCTGGTTATGTTATGATTATATAATACAATATGCTTAATGCTTCCCCCTAGCGCATTTGCCGTACCTCCTTTAGCACCAATTTCTTCAACTTCCAAATCTTCTATACTATCTTCAGTGTCGGCTTGAACATCTCCATTTATATAAATCAAAGTCTCTCCACCCGCGTGACGTGATACTTCGATCAAATAGTAATCTCCATCTCTGAGAGTACTATCTAAAGTAAAGGTTCTTGTTACATTACTAGCTTTTACGTGTATGGTATCATCAGCATTATGTCTTATAAAATTTTGTGAATTACCTGGATCTCCAGATATAGCCTGAGCAGTACCATTCCAATCTGTAGAGGTATATATACCAATAAATGTCCAACCTCCATCAACACCTAAAGTTATTTGGGTTGCGCCAACTCCCTGAATTTGGGATGATTGAATATTCATATGATCGTTAGAACCGTCAAACGTTAAATAGGTCCCGCTGTACACTGGACGCTTGGCGTCAGCAGGAGCTACCGCAAACAACCCATTACCGCTTTGATCACCCCATGAATTTACCAACTCACCATCTAATACTATACCGTCAGCAAAATTTAAATATAATTCACAATCCGAAATATCGTTTGGTTGAAACTGTTTATGAAAACTCGCCATTGAATTTGAAGATCCTAACATTAGTTTCCTATATAAGCTATAAAACTACCTGAGGCTGGGTTAATACTTGTCCATCTACCATATATAGTAATTCCTTTTGGAAACGTATTACTAACGTCAACCACAACACCACCAGAACCAAGAATAGCTGTAGATGATGATTCATCGTGAGCAGCATCATTTACAGTACCATCAGTGTCTCTAGCAAAAACAGTTCCTATATATTCTAAACCATTACTACTATCATTGTCCGCAACTAAACCAGCAGTTGAATCAAAAGTTGTGTCTGCTAACATTGTTATAGCAACAAATACTTTTCCAGTAGGAGGAGCCATTGCAGCTACTCCATCATTAAATACAGAGCCTAGTTGCCCAAAGCCGTAAGAGACTTCTGTTGAATTTATTCCCATAATTTTATTTTTTTACTTTTTCTAGTGATCTTCCGCCAAAATAAGCTCCGATCACGGTTATTAATACTATTTGTAATAAGTCTGTCCACTTAGCTTCAACTACAAAATTAATTGTGCCAGCGTCAATGAATATCATTAAAACTGTTAATACAACTAAGAA